CATTTGAGGAACTTCTTTCATACGTTCCTCTAAAGAAATAACTCTTTCTCTAAAACTTTCTACTCTACTTTCCAGAACAGCAAGTTTAGAATCTTGTTCGGCATCTTTATTCGTCAGGTCGCTCATCGCTCATTTCAGAGAAAGACATACGAAGTATATAGACGACACAATATAACGTAAATATAAGTCCACACCCTAAAAGTATAATTACTGACCAAACAGGGTCATTAATATTGGCAAGAGGTTTGAGAAATAAGTTCATTAGCAGTCATTAAATGCACTACCAACCTCTGAACCAATATCAGAACCAACCTTCTGTCCAAGAAGAAGTGCCCAACCACCTGCCAACCATCCAACATAAGGAATGCTAGTGACTGCTGGGACAATCAGACCAGCACTAATTGCGGTCCCCGCCATCGCACCTTGAGACCGTGCTCCAGCGTCCGCCCTGATACACTCTTCGCTTTTTGCAAGGGACTTTCCCTCGCCGTCAACGGCACCTCCTAAGTTTCTAGTGCCGTCCATAGTGTATTCATCCAAGCGATACTCTCTTCTGCGAGTTGTAGTATTGCCGCCAAAAAATCCTTTTTTATCTTGATCCAACTGAAGAGATTTTTCAGACTGCAAAACAGTTGGATCGTTTGCCCTATACCTAATCTTGTATCCGTCCCTAGTTGCTTCTACTTCATAGGAAGAGTAGTCGCCTCTAGGGAACTGGATGACAGGAAAGTCTGGTGTTCTAGGAGTATCCTTTACCAAATAACCGAGTAAACCAATATGAGAAACGGCAAAAATAGTTCCTGCTACAATAGCAACCGATTTCAAAGGAGAAGATTTCTTCGGAGTCGGTTCTGGAATATGTACTGCAGGTTCTTCTTTTTTACCGTTGAAGAGGTTCATGGGATCATGGCATTGGGATAGCAGGTCCTGTAGTATTACCTAGAGGTACAGCAGGACCAGTAACTTCTGGCATACTTGGCATTGCAGCATCAATAAGTCCAGGCAGAGCACCACTAACTGCTTCAACAGCAGCAGAAGTTACCTTTTGTCTAGCATCCTCCATTAGGACATCAGCATTCTTATACAAATAAACACCACCACCGATGACTGCCAATGAGGTCAGTCCTGATAATAGTGCGATAACGTTAATCAGTTTTTGCATCTTTTCTTGGCTCCACAGCGGAAACAACTTCAGGTTCTTTTTTTGCCGCTGCTTTTGCAGTTCCGTTACCGCCACCTGCTTTAGCAGGAGAGAGTCCGAAGGCAGCTAGCGATCCAGAGAAGACGGATGCAATGAACGTAGGATCAAAATCAAGAATCTTTTGACCGTTTGGTAGTCTAACGTAGCTAAACGTAAGGAGAGATGCGGACCAAATAAGTACGACAACTTTCACCAGATTACCAAGAACTTCACTCTTATCTTCATCATGGTCCTTATGCTCTTCTACTTTAGCTTTGGATTTTCCAAGCATATGTATAGAGTAAGGCAGCTCTATTTATTAAAATTAGGAAAAACTTTATTGAATAGTGCGCTTGCTTCGGCGTGTTTACCTTGTTTTGTTAACTCTTTAACTCTTTCTAGAACTTTCTTATTAAAGTTCGTAGATTTCAATGTTTCCTTCATCTTCTTCGTCTCCTATGTATTCTAGAGAAACGATTTCATGGTCGTCCAAATTTGGATTCAACCATTCAGAGAACTCTTGTTGAATAGCACAAGCATCTTCTATACTTTCAAGATCAAAATCCCCAGAACAGAGATCATGCATTCTATCGACTGCCCAATCATGCGTTAATCGAAGAGTTTTCTCCAAAGTTTCCATAGTCCTTTCGCATATAGCGTCCTAGAATATTACTATTGTAGTACGCTGGCGAACCGTCGTCAAGTGATTCCGACAGCACATTATTTAGGAACAACTGTTTAGTTTCTTCATAATTGCATGTACCTTTTGTAGCATGAAGACTCAGTATTTCTCTACTGAAGATCTCTTTGCCATACTTTTTAATATCTTCTTTCAACTCTGGACAAGATCCGTAATACCGCTTCCAATCGGATTCTTGCTTTACTTTTCTTTTCTTTCCTGGTGGTTTTCTAAAAGACCAAAAATACTTTCGCCCAATGTACGATCGTCCGTTGGACTTATTGGTAATGAGATAAACAAACCCAAAGTAGTCCCCAATATCATCAGAGTCAAAAATCTTGCCATCATAAGTCCACTCATTATCATAGCTCATACTATAAAAGTCTTAGAGCTATTATTTATCTTTAACCCTAGCAAAGCGATTCTACATAAAAAAAGGGGGTTTGTCAACCCCCTTGAAGAATTATTTGTCCATTCTGCGTTTTGCTTTGTTACCCGATCCTCTATCGGTTTCTGCCCCGCGTCCCTTACGACCAGATCTCTTAGGAGCGTTAGGTCCAGGTCCGTCAGTTTCTCCAGCAATATTACCCTTTGATCTCATAGAATACTTACTATGGAGAGCACTGGCTGCCATGCCTTTTGGTCTGCCTTGAGTCTGCATTACACGCTTAGCAGCAGCGTGCATTTTGGGTTCGTCATAACCCTCAGCAAACGCTAGGATCTCTTCCTGGGTCATGGAGACCATGATCTTCATTGCCTCCTTCTCAGACGCTCCCTCGTCGATTAGGTGCCCCTTAACAAGATCAAAGAGGTCTGTTGAGTTGTTCAATTTCCCCTTTAAGGTTTCTGCCTTTGCTTTTGCTTGGAGGGCAGCAAGTTCCGATTTCTTGTTTCCAAGGATATTTGCTTTTTCTGGTTCTACTTTCGCAGGAGCAGGTTTTGATGGGAGATTAAGAGCAGATCTTACCTTTGGATCAGCAGCAGATCCTAAAGCGGATCCTAATGGAGCAGGTTTTGATACAGCAACAGCTGCCCTAACTCCTGCTTCTCCACCGCCTGCTTTTTGTGCTGCTGCAAGTTCTGCTGAAGTTGGAGTTCTTCTTTCAAATGAAGTACCACCAGAGGTTTTTCCAGTTGGAATTGGTTTTGCTGCTGCGGGTTTTGCTGGTTGGGTAGAGGAAGATGAAGATCCTCCTCTGGAAACATAACGAGATCTCTCTGCGTCGCTAAAGTTACTTGCAGTGAACTTTCCAGTTGCTTTATCAAGTTTACCTTCTACACCACCTTTTTTAGCAAGAACGACCTGGGAAGGTTTTGGACTTGGTTTTGGTTTTGTGGGTTCTGTTGGTTTTGTGGGTTCTGTTGGTTTTGTGGGTTTTGTGGGTTCTGTTGGTTTTGATAAAGAAGGTTTAGCACCACTATCAACACCCTGACCTGGTTTGTAATTAGGATCTGCTAAACGTCTTCTTTTTGTTTCAGCAGCAATTTGTGCAGCAGTAATTGGTTTACCGTCAGCACCTAATGACACATTACCACCACCACGACTCTTGGTGAGGGCATCGACAGACCTTTCATAACTGACAGCTTTGTTAACCGCAGATCGGTCACCAAACATCTTTGCGCCAAGTCTTTGTACTTGTCCGAGAACTCCAGAACCATATCCTTGACCAGCTGGTCCCTCTACAAGTTGCTCGCCATCATACATTCCCTCATGTCCCTCTGCTGTAGGATGAGATCCTTCCTCTAGGACCTTCATCTCGCTTACTGGAACGCCCTTCTCGATGCCATGAGAGAACTGAACGTCATAGTGACTTACAAACCCATGTCTGTCGGGTACAGCGTGTTGTCCGTACACACAGGTGCCTTCACCAAACTCTTCATGGCATACTTTTTTGGCACAATTATGCTCGGTTTTCTCTGATGCTGCGGTGCAATCTTCACCTTTCTTCTCTTCCTTCTTCTTTCCATATCCCTCATAAATTGAGGCATATGCATCGGCAAGAGATCCAGCACCTGTTCCAGTAAGTCTAGACATTGTAATTCTATCTGTTTTCTTGTATTTTTATTTATAAAAAAAGAGGGTCCAAAGACCCTCTTTCTTAATCGGGGATATCCCCGTATGCTTCATATCCGTTGTATTCTCCGAACATATAAGAATCAGATTTTGCTGCTTCCTTATATGCCTCCAGAGACTCCTCAGGCGTTATGCATGTGCATTTACCGCAACCGCCTTTACAACTGGAATCCAGAGAAGGAGTCTTTGGTAACGTCTTGCTTGATTCCTCCAACAATGTAAGATTCGACTTCTGTTTCTTGGGGTGCCACTTGAAGACCCTTAGAAGAGATCCAATGCTCTGTCCAAGGAAGTGGGTTATTCTTTGCTGGTATGTCATAGATCGGTTTAAGTCCAATTGCTTTCATCCTACGATTAGCAATCCACTCAACATACTGCTGCAACAGTTTGTCGTTCAAACCAATCATTGAACCATCTTTGAACAAATACTCTGCCCAAAGTTTTTCTTGATTGACTGCATTTTCAAATGCCTTGTAGAACCAACCCTCTTCTTCTTTTGCGATTTTCTTCATTTCAGGATCATCACCATCCATCCATTTCTTCAGAATGTTCTGAGTAATGGCAAGGTGCTGGTTTTCATCTCTAGCGATTAGAGAGATGATTTTTGCACTTCCTTCCATAAGCTTGAGTTCGCCAAAAGCAAAACTGCAAGCAAATGACACGTAAAAGCGAATACCTTCAAGAATATTAACGTTTGCAACTGCTCTGTAGAGTTTGCGCTTAAGTTCATACCTTGCTTCCTGTGCGTAGTAGATTCCTTCTAGTGCGTGCTGCCATTCTTGCGAATTATCATACTGATGGGCAGCATTGATGAAATCATTGTATGCCTGAGTAACACTCATGGCACGCTCTACGATACGATCATCGCTCAGAATGTGATCAAACACATCTGAGGGGTCTGAATAAACGTTTTTGATAACATAGGTATAGGAGCGACTATGGATCATCTCCATAAACTCCCAGACCTTCATACATGCTTCCAGTTCAGGAAGAGAACAGTATGGTGCAAATGCCATACCAGGACCACGACCCTGAACAGAGTCGAGCATAACCTGATACTTCAGATTAGAAGTAAAAATATGCTTCTGTTCTGGGCGTAGAGTTTGATAGTCTGAACGATCCTTTTGGAGAGAAACCTCCTCAGGACGCCAGAAATATCCTAGTTGTTGTGTGGTCAGTCTGTCAAAAACTGGATACTTGTAAGAATCATATCTTTGAATACCAAGAGGTTTACCAAAGAACATTGGTTGTTTTTTAGTATCTACCTCCTCTGAATTAAAGACGGTCATAGAATCGACCATAGGTCTTTCCTCTTTATTTGTTTTAAATCTTACAAGACTCACAGTCTTCCTCCTCGGCGTTTTCTAGTTGAGAGATTAGATTTTCAAGAGACTCTTTTGTCTCTTCGACCTCATCGGTCTTAATGTCGTAGGTGTTTTGATAATAGCTGGTCTTCCAGCCGTATTTGTATGTAGTAAGAAGGTCTTGTGCCATGACTGACACGGGAACTTCATTATCAGGATACTGAGTTGGATTATAACTCCAATTGCCGCTGATTGCTTGGTCGAAGAACTTTTGCATTACAGCAACAATATTAATATAACCACGATTGGACTCCATATCCCAGAGAAGCGTGTAATTATTCTTAAGAGATTGATATTGTGGAACAATCTGCTTAAGGGGTCCTTTCTTACTCTTCTTAATGGACAAGTATCCTCTAGGAGGTTCGATTCCGTTTGTGGCATTTGACACAACGGAACTGCTCTCCGAAGGCATTTGTGCGGACAATGTTGAGTTCCGTACTCCGTATTCCAAAACCTGAGCTCTAAGACCCTCCCAATCATAGCGTAACTCATTCGGCACTATTTCGTCCACATCCTTCTTGTATGTATCTACTGGCAAAATTCCGTTGCCGTATTTGGTTCGGCTACTATACTCACAAGCACCCTTCTCTTTAGCAAGGTTAACGGTTGCCTGAATGAGATTGTATTGGAATGCCTCAGTCAAATCATGAACGAGTTTCCATGCTCCAGGATCGCTATACTGCTCTCCATGCTTGGCAAGGTAGTGCGCTAGACCAATGTAACCGATTCCAAGGGAACGACGTGCTCTAGTAGCGATTTCTGCTGCTCTGACGGGGTATCCTTGGAAATCAATGAGTTCATCCAAACCGCGAACAGCAAGATCGCAAAGACTTTCAAGATCCTGAAGATCCCTAATTTTGCCAACATTAATAGCAGAAAGGATGCACAGAGCAATTTCCCCATCTTCATCGTCAATATGCTGTAAAGGTTTGGTAGGAAGGGTAATCTCCTGACAGAGGTTGCTCATCTCAACTTTGTCCATGAAGGACGAGTGAGAATTGCAATGGTCAATGTTCATGATATACAGTCTACCAGTTTCTGCTCGCTCTTTCAAGATATCAAGAAAGAGTTCTTGAGCTCCGATAGTCTTTCTTGGAACAGACTCATCTCGTTCATAAACATTGTATAACTCGTCAAATCCAGGAGTGCCAAAAGCATCATACAGACCAGGAACGTCGTGTGGACTGAAGAGTGAGA